TCAGTCAACGGTTTTGTGCTCCATCATGGCACCGAACGTCTCGGCTGTCTGCTTCTGCAACGTCATCGTGACGTGTGTATACATGTCCATCGTGACGCTGATATCCTTGTGACCCAACCGCTCCTGGACGACCTTTGGATGTTCGCCGAGTTCTAGTAAGAGCGTGGCGTGAGTATGACGTAAATCGTGAATACGGAATCCGGCCGTCAATCCTTTGCGTCTTAGGACGCGTTTATGCCACTGACGCAGATATGAGCGGTGCCGTGGCTTCCCTTCTACCGTCAAGAAGATGAGGTCGACGAATTCGGGATCGGGTTCGTTGCGGAGTTGTTTCATCAGAAACATCCATTGCATCTTGTACCATCTGAGCGTGCGGATCAATTCACTCGAAATCGTCACATGTCGGACGCGCTGGTTCTTCGTGCCGTCGAGGGTATAGCGCTTCTCCTTCGAACTGTAAGACAAGGAACGTCCCACACGGATTGTCGCACTCTCGAAGTCGATGTCCGCCCATCGGAGGGCCAATACTTCGCTGATGCGCATCCCTGTATATGCTGCAGTCTTCAAGGCGACGTAGTTCCCGTGGCTCGATTCTTCTTCCGCGAGCGCTTTGCAACCGTCCAAGTACGAGGCGAGTTGAAGTGAGGTGAAAGTTTGAATCTCCTTCTTCGGTGTACGCATCTGCTTGATGACACTCACCGGATTTTCAGCCACGTATTTGTTCCGCGTTCCATAAGTGAACAGAGAGGACAAGATGCTCCGGTACGTGTTGACCGTCTCGGCGGTCAGTCCCTCGTCTTGAAGCGAACGGAGGAACAGACGCACATCTCTTGTGGTGATTTCGCTGATAATCCGTGTGCCAAATTCTTCGAGCATCCGGTTCATACGAGCTGCATAACTGTTCCGTGTGTTGACTGCGAGTTCAGCGACATGCTCGGCCATCCATTCGCTTACCACGTCCGAGAACAGCAAGGACTCGTCACTCCGTTCGATCTCATCAAACTCACCGGCTTCGAATTGTTTGATCCACTTCGCCACTTTAGATTGGAGTTCTCGTTTCGTCTTCGCGGTCACGTATTTCTGGATTCGATTGCCGACATTGTTGTACCCAAGCGACACGCGAGTATAGTACGTTTTCTTCTTTTCATCATAATGAATATTCATCATCATCCCCCTACTCTGCCTGTGCATGAGAGTAAGCGATTCAATCCTACTCCATTCACGTCTTCTCTACAATCTTACACTATTTTACAGAACGTTTGTTCCTATTTTGTAACGAAACAAGAAAGGTTTTCCTTCTATAAATAGCGGGAATTAATATGTATGTCGGTCGTCTAGTCAACTAGATAGGAGGTACGCATGAAGATCGCGGTCATCGGTGGGACCCAAGTGGCGATTTCAGGCACGGCGGAAGAGGTTAAGGAATTATTGCATAAGCTGAGAGCGGTGACGGTGGAGCAAACGGGCTCGGTCACCAAGTATGTGACAAAGGATAATCAGATACGCGTGGCGAAATAGGCTCTCGACAGAGGGCTTTTTTTATAAAATCTTTTAAATAAATTTCATTTATCATTACCATAAAATAATAATTATCAATGGACGTTTACCACTTAATGGTACATAATTAGTTATCGATATCCAAAGTAGGATTTAGATTCACTGCTTCAGTAAAGGAGATGTAAATAATCGTGTGGTGGAATTATGTTGAAGGTGGGGTTCATTTTTTATATGAAGTCGCAGGCATCGGTCTTGGAATCGGACTTCTACTATCAATTAGACAATTGAAATTGTTAAAAGAAGATTTCGATAATCGTAGAAAACGAGCAGCAGCTGAAAAGTCTATTGAAAATATGTATACATATGCCGATAAAATACTAAATGTTGGACATCCCGAATACTTAAAATCACTTTTAGCAAATAAACAGGATGATTCTCTAGACGCTAGAGGTAGACGCTTTTTTGAAAAACATTTCGATGAACATGGGTTTGATTTTATCATTACAGATAAACATTCGGATGAATTACAAGACGCGCTTTGGAGACAACAATCCGGAATAACTACGGTACTTAATCACTTAGAGCTTTATAGTATCTCAATGATCCATGGCGTTGCAGATGAAGAAATTGCGTTTACACCTACCTCTCACCATTTCTGTGATTTTATCAAAGATAATTACACCGGTATAACGATGTCTCGTCAACGTAATGTCCCTTTTGAAAATACAATTAGACTTTTTGAGAAGTGGGATAGTAGAATAAAGGTGAACGAGTTAAAAAGAAGACAAGAGCAACTAATGATTGAAACAAAAGTTGCTAGTTTTACTGAAGCTGGTTTAACTGAGCAATCGAAACGGGTAAATCACCTCTAACCGCTTTGATATTACTCATTTAGGGGGTAAATTATTATGACAAAAGAGCAATTAGACAAATTATCATTCGCCGAGATTGAGAATATTATTGATGAGGCTATTAAAGAAGGGCACATCAAATTTTTATCACAACTTGCAGAAGAAGATAGTGACTATGTGAATGAACAGAATCATAAACAGCACTCGGTTTGTTAATAATCAAGCTCTCGACAGAGAGCTTTTTATTATGCGTATGGGGGAATGGATGAGATGGCGAGAACGATCCGTCGGGCCACAGAGAAAGAACTGGCGTGGGTCCATGAGCGGTTGGCAAGCGGGCTTGAAACAAACGATTTTATGTTCAGTATTGAGAAGACGTTGAAATGGCGCATCCTGCTACACGTCAAATGCGAGGGTGAAGTCGTCGGCGTGTATCTGAACTTCATGACAGGTCGTTTCTCACGGCCGTTCGAATTGGAGGAAAACAAAAAGGCCCCACTCGATTGAGTGGGGTTTCGCCGTTCAGTGGCGGATGAGCTTGATATGCGCCTCGCCATATTTTGAGAGCAGGAAGCGTTGACGCTTCTCCGCTTCTTCCAGAGACTTGTACTGTTTGTCATAGCGTAGCTTGCCGTCCTCCTGCACATAGAGCACGTTGAAGCCCTTGATGTCTCCGGCTTTCGGCGCGTCCTCCACGACAGGCTCAGGCGGTTTGAGAGCGGGTTTGACGATGGCCGGGCGCTTCAATTCTTCGACCCGGTCGGCAATCGCTTGTTTGAAGGCGGCCCCTCGTTTCTCGTCAAGGATGCGGTGCGGGCAGTTCTTGCCGCTCCACTCTTGATGGAACTTCACGGCGGACGCCGGGAGTCCCAATTGGACCAGTGCATGTGCGGTGTACTCAATCGCATTCGCCTCCGCCTCCTCGTAGCGTTTCCCGCCCGACTTCGAGTAACAAATCTCGATACCAATCGACTCGCGGTTCCCTTTGCCGAACGCACCGTCTCCCGCGTGCCACGCGTTACGCGCGAACGGAATGGCTTCGATGGCTTCCTTGTCGTCAATGGCGACATGGTACGAGGTGGCCGCGCTGTTGCGGTGCATGAAGGCAATCTCGTTGGCGGCACTCGCGTCATTGGCCGTGTTGTGAATCGTGATGTACTTCGCTTTCATCGCGTGTGGGGCTTTGATGGCGTACTTGGCAGGGTCGAGCCAGAGTTGACGGACCTTGTAACTCATTTGTCTTCCTCCTTCGTGGCGATGACTTCCTTCTCGGCGATGACGACATCAATCGGCATCTCGCGGCTCACCGGCGTCACTTGCTCTTCATCCGGCGCGACGTCCTGGGCGATGCGGTCGATCGTTGGCTCAGGCTTGTCGCCTTGGAGTTGCGCGAGCACGTCGACGAGCTGTTGCGGAAGTGGCACACCGAGGAGCGCACAGTTCTCCGTGACGCTCAATCCTTCGCGGGCGATGTAGTAATAGATGACGAGCGTGCGCAGGACGGGCATCGAGTTATTGAGCATCTCATCCGCCAAGACCGCGACGATGATGACCAAAAAGACGACACCCTTGCGGATGCCGCCCCAGAACATGACGTCGCTATTGAGTTTCTTGTGTTTGGCAGCGGCCAAGAATCCGGTCACGTAGTCGATGACGATGAGGGTGACGAGGAGCTTAATCGCCACGTCCCATCCTCCGAGTATGGCCGTGACGCTTGTGGCGATGACGGCGACCGCTCCCTCTAGAAATTGTTGTGTACGCATATGCGACCTCCTTGTGTGATGGGGTCACGGGCTGTGTCGTGTGCATGAGTGTGACCCTCCAGCTGTGACTTGAGTGTGTATGGATAAACAAAAAGCGCCCCGAGGGACGCTTCTGTCGATTTATGCTTCTAATGACTTGCGAAGGAGCTCTCTATACTTCATGTAATCAGATTCATTCCTTTCTAAATCATTGGAGGAATCGGTAGACCATTCGTTGATGACACAGTCCTCAGCCGTTTCCAATCTGTCCAGAATTTCTTCGAACAGATTATAAATTTTGTCCTTATTCATTTTATACTCTCCCTTCGCTATAATGTAAATATATCAAAAATAAGGATGTGTTTGTAAAATGGAATGGCTAGAATATTCAAGAGCTTGTCTTAACGAGGCGCATCAACAACTTGTTGAAATAACTAATGGTGTAGAAGAGCTAGAACTCGCGGAAGAACTAGACCCTACCTTGAGAGTGAAAATCAAAAATTTCTTAGAAAACTGCCGATCACCTTTAGATTACTCCGCGCTATTCATATTTGATACATACTGTAAAACTGAGTACTCCCCCGAAAAATTAAAGCATCAAAAAACTTATTTTCCTATCCGAGACAATAGAAACAAGTTTGATGGTTGCATTAAAAAAGAATTCAAAGGGCTAAAGGAAAAGTCACCTAATGTCGTGTCCATACTCCTGTCTCATCAACCGTTCAAGAAAGGAAATAGTTGGCTGCACAACCTTTCGCGATTGGTCATAGATAACAAACATAAAAATCTTACGAAAAGTAATCGGTATGAGAATGGTGTATCGGCTAGCAGCATTACCCTAATTAACGGAAACGTACTAAAAAATATTGTTTCTTTCGATAATGGCGGCGCGAACATTATGATAGGTGACATTCCTTTTGATTTTAAGAATGCAGATTCTCATCCCTATGTTAAGAGTTTTGATGCAACCTTTTATACCGTTCTTCGTTTCGATGATCTTGATATACCCGTAAGTAAAACGCTTAAAGAAATATACGAAGGGACTTGCAATGTCATCAATGATTTAGAACGTCATTTTAGTCCTGGCATTCATTCCTGAGATTATGATTGTATGGCATTTAAGAGTAAGCACCTATTCGTAGGCGCTTACTCTTTTTTTATTTCCTCGCTAATTAAAGGTGGGTGAAGGGAGTGTTCACCACCTTGAACGTCACGTTACTCAACGTACCACCAGTCCCCCCCGACTTCGTGATAGAAGTCAAGTTGGCGTTCGCGACAGTCGCGAGCACGTATGAAGTCCCGAGACCTGACGGGAAGCTCCGAGATGCGGTGGTGCCGTCGTCGTAATTTAGGGTGAATGAACCCCAAGGCGCGGTACCATCTCCTTTGATAAAAATTAACTTGTATCCAATTGTTTGTTTAGTGGACACGGTAAAACTGTTTCGTGTGTCTATCGTCTGTACAACATCAATATTTGTCGCAATGCTTTCGAGCGTGTTGTACATTCCCGCGTCCTGATACACCGATTTTTTGAGCACTTCGGCGTACAGTTGGAACGCCGTCAAACCATCTAAGGATTTCAAAAAACGAGGCTGTTGAATGTTTTCTAACCAGACTTTACGACCGAGAACACCCGTGTGATAGATGCCGCCGTATGCGTAGTTCATAAACACATCGCGGACATATACGTTCCCACCCGTTGGACTGACGTTCTCGATAATCATTTGAGCCATTGTCGTCGCAGGATCAAGCCCGCTGTTCAAGCAGTTGTTTTCAAGATATCCCTTGCTGATTGTCTTGACCGGCTGGAAGTCTGTATAACAGTAAACCGCCACGCCTCCGTTCTTCTCGGAAGTGAACCGGGTTGCATTAAAGCTGTTCCCTACGCCGAAACCAATACCATAACCTTTTCTGCGTTTACTTGGGTCTGTGGGGTTGAACGTCCCCGGGAATTCGACCGAGAAGTACTTTCCGCAGTTGATAGCCCGAATATCGTCGATTGGACAGTTGTTGACCTCAAGAGGACTTGGCGTAGTCCACGTCACGGCAGTCCCATCAAGATACTCAAGCGGCATCCCAAGTGCAACACCTTGACCCCGCCCACCTAACGAACGCAATCGCGTGAACCGGGCGTACCAAGCGCGCGCAATATATTGTCCGTACTCGAGCGAGTTAACATCGACGATATTGTCGATTAAGGTCTCGTTAGTAAGATAAGTGCCATACACACCGAACCCCGCCAAGTTGTTTGCGTCGACAATAAAGTTTTTGAACTGAATGTCCGTCCCGTCCAATGCAGGCTCCGCGCCTACCGCGTTTTTACCTACTTGAACGACCGCACGTTTGTTATCGAGCGGGCCAATGTATTTAATTGTCGCTGTTTTCCCGTAGCCTCTCGAATTGTCAATCAGCCCAATGAACGAGCGACCCTGCCCGACCACAATTGTGTTTGAAGTGGCGATTACGGCATCGCCCGGTACGACCACGTTCTTGTAGGTCGCCAGCGCGTCCGTTACGATTTGGTAATCATCGGTAACACCGTCTAGTGCAGCCCCAAGCGAGCGCAGGTTGACCCCGCCGCGATCTTTTAAATCCGTCACCGTTTCCGCCAACTGTGACGTAAGCCGACTGTCGACTTCGTTGATTGCAGTCGGGTCGATATCCTCTACCTCTAGCCATTCGGTGCCGTTGTAGCGGTACACCTTGCCAGTATCTCGAGCCATGGACGCCCATCCGGTCTCTGGCGTCGGGTAGGCAGTATCCAAGTCCGCGAACGTATCGACAGGCGTCTGTCGGATCAAGCTCGCGTCGGTGATTACCCCTGCCAACACCTCGCCAGAGATTTCTTCCTTGATGCCGTCAATGCGGGCGTTGACCTCTCCAAACTTGCCGTTATATTCTCCCTGTTGCGTCGATAGTTTTGCGTCATAGTCTGCTTTTTGTAATTGTAAATCCGTCGCAACGTCGCCGAAGTTGTCATTCAACTTTTGCCAATTGTCGAGGTCTAGCATGATGCCTAAATCTCTGTATAGGTAGTTTGCCATGTGCGTCACTCCTTTATTTCGTGTTAAAGCGTCGTACCATCGACATTCGTCCAAGCCGTTCCATTCCAAAGGATGAGCTTCAATAAGTCGCGGTCGAAGTAGATGAAGCCGTCATCCGCAGTAAGTAGTGCTGGTCTTTCCAAAGTGGTTCCACGCGCGCTTTTCAACTGATTCGTTCGTGTCATTTCGAGCGAGTCCAATCTTCCGTCCAGTGCATTCAAGTCCGTCGTCAGTCCGGTGATTCGAGACTTCGGAAAGTCACCGATTACCACATCCGCATTTAATCCATCGCCCGTCAAGGCAGTTCGGTATGGCGTGACTCCGCCGTCATTCGTGATGCCGATGCCGGCTGCGGCGAATACTACACGCTTGGCATTATCTTCGCTGTCGATGAGGCGCAGTCCGTTATCAAAAACGACCTCTTTCTGTGCACTCTGAACGGCTGAGACCACCGCCTTTACGTCAGTCGACAGGACATCATCCTTCACCGCTCCCGTCGGTGTGAAGACCTTGCTCACCTCTTTGGAAGTTTGTGAAAACTGTACCTGAGAGTCGATGATGTTCTTTCGCTTATTCGCGATGGTGATGTTCATGTCGACGATGTCGAGGTTGTTGTCAAAGAAGTCCTCGACCTCGAGCACCCGAACCCACGCGTTGATCAGGAGCGGGATGTAAATCAGGTACATGCGGTCACCCTCGTTCGGCACGCCGTCATAACCTTGGTCAATGAGTACCTTGTACGCGAGTTTGAACGACAGAACAGGCGCGTCACTGACGGCCCGCTTCATTGCGGCGTTCAGTGTAGAAGTCGAGGTGATGCGGTCATCTCGCACGGGTTTCGCATGACGGATTCCATACAGAGGGACGTTCGGACTAAAGTATTCACCTTGCACCTCATATCCGCCTGTCGAGGTCGGCTTGCCGTACCCTTTGACGTATGTCGTGAGGTTCGTCGTGTCAATCGTCTTCTCGATGGCGTCCGTGTTAAATCCGAATCGAAGTTGAAAGTCTGTGTCGGCTCCGACCTGTTTCTTCAGACGAACGAGCGAACCGACTAATTCAAACTCGGCCCCGTAAGCGTCGAGAACCTTCTGGAACAAGGCGAGTCGGTTGTCGTCACCGAAGTTGTCCCAACGCACCGAATCGAACTCATCGACCACCTGGTACGTGTAACCTGTCTCTTCGAAGATACGAAAGCACATCGTATGGAGTTGGTACGTCCCGTTGATGGCGTCGTAGAAGTAGCCGTCAATCATGTTGCAGAAGAACTCGTGAATGGCGCTGACGGTCTTCATCTTGCTCGCTCCGATTCCTTCTTCCTCGACCATCTTGATGATGTACGTCTCGCCATCGAGCCGAATCTGTGTCTCCTCCTGCACCATGTCATAAGCGTCATTGTCGACGTCGGCATAGTAGACGACGAGCGTGATGGAGCGATCGCTATTGACCGCCCGTTTACGACGCAAGTCGGTGAAGCTCACGAGGTTCGTTTTGTTGCCTTGTAAGTCGGTCAGTAAGAGCATCTGACCACCTCCCTATACATAGAGATACCGGAAATCGAACGAGAGCGTGAACGGCCCGCTCGTACCCGTCACTGTGAAATTATTGTCGCCCGGTTCCAAGCGGATGAGCCGTCGATTTGAATCAGCAATGATACTCTCGCCGTTCTTCGTCGCTCGGATCCCAGAGAATCGGATGACGTCGTTCGAGTCGCTAGTGAGTGAGTAGCGTGAGTTGCTGCCGTTCGTATTGTTGACGATGTAAAGGTTTGAAGATGCGCCCACGTACTCGACATCGAGCATGGCGTAGATTGGATTCACTTCGACGTCTCCGGCGTTATGGACCGTGAAGGATGTCGTGTCAAATACGTTCATACTCTCACCCCATTGGATGCCGCTGCCCCATGACCACCCGCTGTCCTGCCACTCCTTCGATTCCGTCGAGGTCAGGCGTGACTCTGCGAACGGGATGCCGACCGTGACCCATTCGACTTCGAAGAAGCCATACATACGCGTCTGGTCCATAGAAAACGGCGCGTTGAGTTTGACCCTCCGTCGTTTCCATGGGGTTCGCGACTCAATGATGTAATACGGATCGATACTGTTGAGTAACTTGTAGACACGATCGCGGGCCATGGCATACGTTTCGACGCTCGGTGCTTTCATATAGAACCGGGCCTTGATGGTGCGAGGACCATAAGTGCTGCCATTGTCGATGTTCCCAGCACGGCCTTGAATCACAGAAAAGGCGTGCTCGTACTCGAGCGACGCCGGGAGAAAGTCGGTCATGAAGACCCCATATTGTTCGAGGTCGATGACGTCACCATTCAATTTTTCGATTAAAAGTTTCATCATCTCACCCCGGTCGTGATTGTTTTAAGGTTCAGTTGCTTGCGCTGCCCGTCATTGATGACCTGCTGGACGCTTCGACCTATTACCTTGCTGTCGAGAATTGTGTTGATTTCAATCGTTTGTTCGCGTCCAGTTGTCGGGATGTTCAGCTGGCCACTGACGCCGCGCATACTCGAACCGACACCGAACTCGACCGTTTCGCCGAGCGACTGCGCGGCACGAAGTGCCATGTTCTGCGCTTTCGTGATACCAACAGCAAGCCCTTCGGTCGTATAGCCCCCAATTTCCATCATGACGCGGGAAGGTGAGTGGACATCCATCGCTTTCTGCACGCCGCCGATGACTTTCTGTGCGATGCCGGAGATTGCCTTGCCGACCGCTCCGATCATCGAGTTGATTCCGTTCACAAGACCTTGGATGATGTTCTTGCCGATGCTGGCAAGGTTGATGCTTGTTAGGAACGACTTGGCCCGGTTCCATCCGTCGACGATGGCGGTGCGTACACCGTTCATCGCGCTTGATACCGTGCTTCTGAGTGAGTTAAACACGGTCGTGACGACTGTTCTGATTCCGTTGACGACGGTCGTGACAGTGCTTCGAATCGCGTTCCATACGGCGGTAATGATGGACTTAATGCCATTCATGACCGCGGTAATGAACGACCTAATTCCATTAAACACCGCTGTGACAATCGACTTGATTCCGTTGAGCGCTGCCGACCAGTCGCCCCGCATGATTGCGAGTACGGTCTTGATGACGCCGCTAATGACCTTCATCACGGTCGTGACGACTGACTTGATGATATTAAAGACGGTCTTCACGACGGCCGCGAGCACGGTGAATCCCGCCTTAGCGACCGCAACGATGTTTGCCAAGTAAGTCGAGAAGATTGCTTTCACGATGGCCCACATCGCCCGGACAATGGTCATGATCTGCTGTCCGCTCTCTTGCCAAAACTGGCGAATCGCGTTAAGTCCCTGTTGTACACTGGCTTGAATCGCGGCGATAGCTTGCATGATGTAAGGCTTGATAAAGTTGAAGACCTCGAGCGCTGCCGATTTAATGGCCTGAAACGCTTGTGTGACGATGGTGCGGAACGTCTGCGACTTGGCCCATAGGACCGCAAACGCTGCACCTAAAGCGACGAGCCCGGCGATGATTAAAACTACCGGCGACAACAACGTGCCTATGGCCGCTCCTAGTGCGGCCATCACGCCACCAAAAGGTGCTGCGATTAACATTACATTTCCAATCACCATCAATACTGCACCGAAGGCTGCGACTAATAGCATTGCTCCAGCTGCCACAGCAGAACCAATCGCAATAAACTTCTGCATTCCTGGTGTAAGACTATTGAAAATGTTGATTAGACCCGTTACTGCGGCGGTAACAGCATTAATCGCAGGTGTCAGCGCCGTTCCGATGGTGATTTGAGCCGTTTCAAAGGCGCCCCCTAGTTCTTCGAGCGCCCCTTTCAGGTTGTCTTTCATGGCAGCGGCCGCCGTTGCAGAGGCGCCACCACTGTTCTCGAGTGAGGTCGTAAACTTGTCAATCTCTGCCGGCCCTGCGTTCATCAAGGCTAGGAAGCCAGATGACGCCTCTGTTCCGACAAGAGAAGCGAGGGTTGCCGTTTTCTGCGCATCGGTCATGCCATTCATGGATTCGCCGAGGTTCTTGACGACACCTGACAAACCAATGAATTTACCGTTTGCATCCGTCATTTGAATGCCCATCGCTTCCATCATCTTCGAGTTTTGCTCCGAAGGGTTAAGAAGCGACAGGAGTCCGGCTCGCAACGCCGTACCTGCTGATGACCCATCTAATCCGGCGTTTGTCATGATCCCAATAGAAGCTGAGAGCTCTTCCATCGATACGCCAAGGTTTGATGCGACCGGACCTGCATATTTGAGCGCGTAGCCCATATCGTTGATGTCTGCGGCCGACATGTTCGCCGTCTGGGCGAGGATATCCGCGACCCGTGTTGATTCAGCCGCTTCGAGTCCGAAGATGTTCAAGGCGGAGGCCATAACCTCCGCCGTCTGGGCCATGTCCGCTCCCGAAGATTCAGCCGCGCTGATAACCCCCGGCATCGCAGCGATGACGTCCGTGGCCGTGAACCCTAAAGCCGCAAGACCTTCCTGCGCGATGGCGACCTCCGAAGCTGATTTCGAGGTACTAGCCCCGAGCTCGAGCGCCGAGTCACGAAGTGCATCAAGTTCTTTCCCAGATGCGCCGGCAATTGCACCGACTCGACTGATTTGCGACTCGAAGTCCATCGATTTGTTAACGGCAAGTCCCAGCCCAGCAGCAATTGCCCCGCCTACCGCACCAAAAGTTGTGGCCATCGCTTGACCTGCACCGGATAACTTGGCACCGACGGCCGACATCTTACTCTCGACCTCGGACATCGCCCGACTAAAGTCACTGATCTCAGCACCTATTCGAATCCGAATATCTTCCACTTAGTTTCCTCCTTCCTTGGAGAAGTCCAGTTCCTGCTCGAGTGCCTCGAGCGTCTTGCGTTTCTCGTTGATGTCGACGACCTTAGCCCCCTTCTTCGGACGCTTGAACAAGTCTTCTTTCTTCAACTTCTTCTTACTCGCCGCAATACGGTTCATGATGGCTTGGTTGGCATACGCTTCGTAGCGGTCGATGTGGCGCTCTTCCATCGCTCCGAGATACACGAAAGTCTCGCGCGGCGTCATGTCCCAATATTGCTGTGGCGTGATGCCCCCGAATTGAATACATTTCTTCATCAACTCGAAATGATTTATCTTGCCCGCTTCGCCTTCTTCACCGTCGCCTCGAGTTTCGTTTTGTTCTCCACTTCGAGCGCCTGCTTCAGTAAAGGGCTATTCTCGGCCGCCGTTTTGATGACTTCCGCCAAGTCTTGGAATGACAGGCCGTTCTCGAGCGCGTCGTCCAAGTAATCAAGGAACTCTTCGCGCGGCATATGTTTGAAGTCGTCGTGGCGCTTGAGCATAACGAAAAGCATGTCGTAAAACGGGCGCATCTTACCGGTTTCGAACTCTTTGAAGAAATCGACAAGCCCTTTGCCGGTCCGTTCCTCGAGGTCGTCCATTTCACGGTTCTTAAAGTGAAGCTCATATTCTTTGCCGTTCAGTGTGATGTAATTCATCTGCTTGCTCCTCTCAAATCAAATAAAAAAAGCGGTGGAAACCCCACCGCCTTGTTGTTTAAGGACCCGGCGCTACCTCGACAGGCGCTCCAGAACCTTGAAGGCTGATGCTGTACGTCGATTCATCGTCATACGGTGCCTCGATGCTGTATTCAGTGATAATCGTTGAACCTTCGAAGCCTTTTCCAGTTCCATCCGCCCGGCGCCAGCGTGCCAACACCTGTTCTTTGTTTAGGAACGCGTCGATCAGTGCATCGTGCGAAGTTTCGTTGACGACATACAAGCCGTCCGCTTCAAGCGACCAGTCGGAGAATCCGTAGTCGTATTCATTGAAGCCGTCGCTATCCTTAGTTGTCAGTTCGATTGGATCGTTTTCCATCGTGAGCGTGCCGCCGCGCTGACCGCCTACTTTCGTGTAGACCGGTAACTCTGTCGTTCCGGTATTGATGTATAGCAAGAAGTCTACTTTTGCCATTATGCGTTCACTCCCTCTTTGATCTTGAATCTGAATTGTTGAATCCCATGAATCCACGTCTCGCCGGGTTCACTTGTTCCGGGTTGCGCGTTATCGCGAAGCGTCTCAGCGAGCTCGGGGCGTACCAATTCCACGGCGTGCCCTTCACGTAACGTCAGCGGTTGCTGTAGCGCTTTATAGACCATGTTCTGAAGCCTGAGCGTTTCCGCTTTGCTCGCCACGCGGCTCCACGTATGCAAAACGACTGTCATCTCACGTCCATCAGTGGTCTTGGAGTCCCAAGGCAACGTCGTATAGTTCCCAATCGTCACGTATGGGCTAATGGCGCTCGATTGTACCTCGTCCGCGTATACGCCCGTGACATTCGTCCCGAGCGACGTCTTCAACCGCGCGAGAAGCGCGACGTGAAGCTCGTATTCGATTCCATTCATTCACGCAACGCCTCCTTGATCGCTTGGTTGAACTTCGGTCGTTCTTCTTCTGCCGCCGGGCCCATGAAGGGTTGACTGGCGTTATGTCGTGTGCCGAACTCTACGAACGGGGCGTATTCTGCTCCGGCCGTGACTTCGCCTTCGAATCCGTTCACGTCACCCTTAATGGATAAGCGAAGGTTTCCGGTATCGACCGGTGCGCGTTTTTTTGCTCCCGACTCGATAGAAAGGGTCGCTTTCGCTACCGCTTGTTTGACACCCCGCTCAGAGCGGCCGCCATACTTAACCATTCGGTTCAACGCGCGCTGTATGTCAACATCTACTTGGATGCGCATTTAACGTACCTCCTTGACATGCAAGGCGAGCGACTCGCTCATGCCTCCTTGATTGACAGGTGGACCCGTGAGCGAGTACAGCACGTCTGTTTCAACGTGTTTGATGCGGTCAATCGCCGGTAACTCCTGCCAGTCCATGTAGATGACGGCGGTCGTCTCGTTATTGACCCGCTGCGCGATCTCGAGGCGTCTGCCGGAGAGCGTGTCGACGTGAGCGGGAATGTCTGCGCTTTCCGTCGCTTCACCAGGGATAACGGTGCCGGCCTCGTCCTCTGTCGACTCACCGACGATGAGGTAGCGGACCGTATGTGGGCGTAACTCAAACATATGGCGTCACCTTCCCGCTCATCGGGACGAACCCGAACCGCTTGCTCCCCCCGTCGAGTACCAGGTCAAGCTGTTGCCCAAGATATTCGAACGCGTCCACTTGGTCGTAGTTGATGCTCACATCACCTTGCGACTGCGACATGACGCCCGCTTTGACCGCGTAGATTTGCACCGCCTTAGCGATGACGAGTTGCGCTTGAGCCGGGAGTGGCGTCGCGGATAAGAGTTGCAGGCGTTGATACGCCATTTCCTCGAACAATGGCAAAACGGCCCCGATATACGCATCGTGGGCCGTCCCTTTGAGATTCAGATATGCTTTTACCTGGTCAACGGTCATTCGCTCACTCCCCTTCGAGGAGGTCGACTAATTCCGCTTTCTTTAAATCGCTGTAGCCTTCTAGTCCGCGTTCTTTCGCCAAGTCCTTGAGTTCCGGGACGGTCTTGTCGTTATAGTCAACCGCCTCCGTCGCTTCTTCGACACCTTCCGGCAAGTCCTGGGCTGACTCGTCATCACCCAAGACCACACCTTCGGCTTCTTTCAAATCTTCGCGTTCTTGCTCGCTCACTTCATCCTTCTTGAGCGACTTTGCCCGCATTGGTTCATGTCGTCGTAGGAGCATCAAGCTCACGTCCTCTCAAATTAAGGTGTAATTGTAACCTTGACGGCTTTCGACTCGTCACGGAGGTAGATGGCTGCGAACGCATCTGCTGCGATGACTGTCGACTTCATGAGAATATCGCGGTCCGTTTCGACGTCGATCGCCTCTTGCATGAACACGCCGAGCGCGCCGTCCTTGACTGCGAACATTGTACCGGCTGTGACGCGGTTCGATGGGATGAACTCGACATCGTAGACTTCTTTGAGTTTGGCTGCGAAGTTGATGTCCGCTCCGACCGCTGTTGCCCAGTTTGCAGGGTTGACGAGGAGGTACGTCGTGCCCTCTTGGTCCTCACCGAACTTAGCGACGACTTTCGCCACACCTGCGTTGTCGATAGCCGCGACTGTTTCTGTCGCTGTCGCCGCATCAAGCGCCGCGAACTTGTCAACTTGCATCTTCGAGTTGATCGCAAGGACGACTTGGTCTTCTGCTTCCCCGACCGGGTCGCCGATACCTGAGTTGACGGCGCGGTCTGTCAATTCGACGGCTTTCCCGTATTGCTCGATGTTGACGTCTGCTGATGTTTGCGAGAGCAACGCAGGAACGAGCGGCGTGCCTTCGATCATCTTGATGGCGTCACCGATGTACGCGTATTTCGGGAGTGTGATCGACTTCCCTTTCGCTCCGGCAGGGAGGTTGTCCATTTGGATGAGCGGGTCGAGCACCAAGCGGTTCACAAGTTTCGCGCGTACTCCTTCGGCAAAAATCTTACCTTCGACAAGGTTTGCTGATGTTGTCAATGCCATTTAAGATTCCTTCTTTCATTGGGTTATTTTTTATTCTTGAGTGCTTCGTAGAGGGCAGGGTCTTGCTCCATGAGCTTCACCCGTTCCTTATACGACATCTTGGCAAAGTCTTTCTGTGACTGAGTCGTGGCGACCGTCTGGTGTGTCACCTTGCGCCCTCCAAGCGATTGCTCCACTTTTTGAGCGGCAAGCGCTTCGGCAAGTCTGAGGATCGTGTCGGCTTTCGTGTCGATGTTCGCCGTTTCGTCGTCAAGGATGAGCGCTTCGAACTCGTCGGAGAGTTCGGCCGGGATGCCTTTCGCGCTGATGACCCGAGCGGCGTGATGCTTGTTCGCCGTACGCTTAATCTCGAGCTCCTGGCGCTCCTTCTCAGCTTCCCATGAGGCTCTCTCTTCTTCCCACTTCGCGCGCTCATACTCGGCTTTCTCCGCGTCCGTCATGTGCTGCGTCTTCTGCTTCTCGAGTTCCTGTTGCGTCTCTTTCAGCTTCTTGTTGTATTGAGTCCGCACGCGGTCTGTCTCTGACTGCACTCGACTTTGAACCATCTTCTCGATTGCTTTCAATTGCTCCTCATTGAACGGAGATGCAGACGGTTCTTCCTTCGTCTCGGGTTGTTGTTCCGTGTTCTCCGTCACTTCTTCTTGCGTCTGCTGTTCTTCGATGTGGTCTGCCATGTCTTCTGTCTCCTTTGCGAGTTCTGCGTATAGAAGCGGCCCTCTGCTGAGTTCCCTATACGAAGCCCTCAAGTGGTTTAGTATTGGATGATGCTGTCTGGGTCTGTCTCGGGTACAGGTTCGCCGTTCTCACGTCTCACGGCCAAGCGTAAGAGTGTGAGCGAGCGCCCCTCTTTGATGTCTTCACTCGTTAATACAAAGTCGTCGGGTCGTTCCATTTCTTCATTCATGTTCAACCCTCCACTCGTAGTCCGTACCATTGCTTGTATGTCAAATCCCCCGGAAACAGAACACCTTCGCTCCGTGGGTCATCTGAGTCAACGCGGCCACGCCGCTGTCCTGGTGTATCGCCGTCAAACTCGACTGTCGTCGTGCAACGGCAGCGGATAACATCTTTCGCGGGAAGCATCGGATCACCGGGATAGCGTCCCTTGGCTCCGTCCGGCATGACGAAGTAGCCGTCTTGATTCTGTGCCTTGCCGTCCATCGAGCGGTGTCGTGGTCTCGTTCGGTTGTCGAGCGTTGCGAGCCACTTGGTCGTGAACTCTAAGCCCTCCGCCTTCGCCGCCTCCGCTCGCTCGTAGGAAGCCGTCTCGTAAGCCCGGTGTGTCTCCGTCCATGCGATAAGAGTCGCCCGTCCTTGGTCCTTGCCGACCGTATCTTTCAGGACGCGCGCCGTCTGTGCAAAGCTCTGCCCCTGCACGAGTGCTTGAGTGAGCGTTTGCCGAACGTCGTTGACCGCTTGTCGGTAGTTGTTGCCGAGCCGTTCGTCGAGCGTCAGCCCTGTGAGCGAGCTCGACAACATCGCTTCAATCGCCTTCTCGTTGACCCCGCCGAAGCGGAGCAACTGTTGAGCGCCGAACTCCAAGGCATACTGCCGCTCGAAGTAGCCGTGCAGGTACGCCGACTCCATTGATTCGTACATGTACTTCTTGTTTTGCTTGTACAGCCCAGATAGGATGGTCGCCAGTTGTTGCTCGACCTTCGTCAAGCGGTTGTAGCGCGTCATCTCTGCCAACGACAAAGAGCCGTCCGCGCTGAACGCCTCGTACATCTTCGCAATCTCGATGCGGATGTCGTCATAGGCGTCGCGGTACAGCTCCTTGATACGTTTCTCCAGTTGTGCCTCGGTCGGGGCGAACGGTGGTTCTTTCGGTTTCAACATCGAATCACTCCGTCACGAACTGATCGGCGAGCTGAACAGGGACGTTCGTCTCTTCAATCTCGTTTGACCCCATGAACGCCGCTCCCTGTGCTTCTTCTCGCATCCGCTCCAGTTCCCACTTCGCATCATCGACGCCGCTGAATAACCCGAGTCGTGATTCGTCGCTGATAAGCCCGGCGAGCGTCTGTTGAATCTGCGCTTCGTTGAGCAGGTCGAGCGGGAAGTTCTCCGTGAACTCGAGGTACACGTTGAGAGGGTCGAACGAACCGCCACGTAAGCCCCAGACGTTCGACAGCGCCGTGTACATCTGGAGCGTTGCCGACTCGAACTTGCGTTGATACGACGTCACCTTGGCGTTGAATGGGAACAACTGGAACTTGAGCGCTACACCGCTGCTGTTACCGGCAAAGGCGTCGTTGCGAAGGTTCGGCGTTTTCGTGAAGCGATAGAACGCGTCGATGAGATGCTCGAGCAGATTCTGGCGTGCCGTGTCGTTGATGTCCTTCGTGATGAAGTACACCTTGCCACCGACAGGAACTGTGAACGCGCCGTTTTCCCGCGCTTCTTTCAGTGTCTCTTCATCAATCACTCCACCTTCGAACGCCATATAAGCGAGACGCTGTGCCGTGTCCTCACTCAATGCGTTCGTCAGTACCTCGTCGATGCCGTCCACAATCGGGAGCACCTTGTCGCAGTCACCCTGTAACTCCGAGTTGTTCGGGTAGCCGATGAGCGGGACAACTTGGAACGGGTTGACCACCTCGTCCATGAGCTCGTACGCGCCGTCGTTGTCGCGCCATACTTGGACACCGTCCGCTGTGAAGACGTCGACGTGGAGCGCGTCAGAAGACGTGTAGAGACGAAGTGCAGCGGTCGGGTCCGTGAGCTCACCGATGAAGATGCAGTCGAAGCTCGGCACGTTCATGACCCGCTCACGTTTGTCCTCATCGAGATAGAGCAAGCGCGCCCCGTAACCCGTGATTGCTGACCATTTCGCAGTCTCGCTGTCGAGGTCCGCGATGCGGTTCAAGCGATTGAAACGTTGGAGCAAATCGTTCGCCGCCTCCGCTTCCTGCAACTCGTTGTCATAGTTGTAGGCGATCGGGATGCCCGAGAAGTAGCCGACCTTGAGGTCAACCGCTTCCCCGATGTAGTCGTTCGCCACACGACTATCAAACGTTGTCTTGACGGGCGGGTCATTCTTTAGCGATGGGATGTATTGCTTATTTGCCTTGTAGCGTTCGTACATCGTTTTCATGTGCAGTCGCTTCGCCCCGAAGGTCTCGATGACCTCAGCGATCAACTCGCCGGTCACGCCTTCCTCGAACCGCTGCACGTACTGGTCTAACGTGGATTCCATAACCTCACCTCCTAGTAAAGTCGAGCGGACGCACCGAACGTCGTCATGCTCATGTCTTGTTCCAACGCGTAGCGGGTCGCGTCAATCGTGTGGTTGTCCTTGTCCTCAAGGCGCGGGACGACGTTGCCGTCCTTGTCCGTCTTGTAATCGATGGACTCGAATTCACGCGCAATGTTCGGCGTACGCTTCGGGTCAATGACGATGGCTTCCAAATCATCGAGCCACTTCTCGCCATGCTCGACACTGCCCGGCCCTTTCTTCGCGCCGCGTATGCGACGGATGGCGTACTCACGTAGTTCGGCGATGGACTTCGGTTCACTCGAGTCGGCGATGATGTCTTTCGACTGCCACCCTTTCGCGGCGATCATGTCCGCTAACTGGCGGTTGCTCAACTTAACGCCGTATATCTCGCCTGTCGCATAGAGCGTCCGCTTGCGTTTGTCATAGTGCCACTCGACGACAGTTGCCGGGTCGGTCGCATAACCCCAGTCCAATCCGTGACGATGATTGTCGAATGCGCGAATTTCCTCGTCCGTGATGGTGCGGAACTCCAAGTTGCCGAACGGCACAACTCCCGAACCAATCGGTTCACCAAGATACTCCCATCGGTAGCGGAGCGGGTTCCGCTCTTTCATGACCTCTGCTTCCTCAATGAACTGCTTCGAAATGAACGGGTTATCGAGATATGTCGAGTGGTGAACGAACGTGTTCTTTGGTTGGATGACGCTCCCGTACTTCTTGTTCACCCAAGACTGCTTACGCTTCGGCGGGTTGTACGAGAAGAAGAATTTATAAAAAAGACCATCCGACAACTCCCCGCGTAGGATAGAGTTGGTGATGGTCGTGACTTCATCTTCGGTTTTGAACTCAGCAAGCTCCTCGATCCAGACGAATGTGAAAGGGAAATTCGATGCCTTGAGCGACTTGATGCGCTCTGGGTCTTGCGCCCCACGGAACACCATGTAATTACCACGTGGTTTGTAGGTGATGCGCATCGGGCTCTTGTTGACTTTGAACAAATGACTCACGCCAGAATGTTCAATCGCCCACTTCATCTGTTCGAAGATAGACAGCTCGATGGTGTTGTCTATCTTACGGACGCCCACCCCGTTCGCAGGATAACGCATAAGCAACTGCGTGAAGATAAGGCCGATATCCGATGACTTCCCCGAACCACGACCCCCTTCCTCGATGACATTTAAGATGTCGGGATTGTTCGCCGCTCGCCAAGTGCCATGAAACGCGGGTGGTAACAACTCGGACAGTCGTATCTGCTTCACCGTCATCGGTCATCTCCACCGATGTCGTCAATGAATTGGACGGAACCGCGCATCTCGATTTCCTGCCGATCCGTGAACAGTTTGTGATACTTGCCAAGGATTTCAGCAGCGCGAATCTTTTCGGAGTTCGTCGGCGGGACTTGCGACACTTCCTGCGCACCCATACCGACACCGACGAGAGCGGTGCCTCGTTCATCTCCGTGAAGGATACGCGTCAATGCTTGCAAGATGTCGTCCTGCGAGGCGATGAGCGAACGTTCCTTCGATTTCAACCGAGCATCGATGTAATCTTTGATTTTAGTATTCTTTAGTAACTTGTCCGCATTTTGCCCGGCATACTTTTCAGAATATCCCGCTCGTATCGCCGCTTGTGTCGCGTTCAAATCCACGAGGTATTCATCACAGAATCGTTTCTGGCGCTCATTCATCTCATCGCCTCCTTTCGTTTATGTCTACAAGGCCGCGCGCGTTGGGGGTGTCTAGGGGATGGCGACACGCGAGCGGTATTCTAGGCACAAAAAAGACGCCCGCAGGCGCCGTTGTCAGTACAGGTTATCCATCATCAAGTCCGAGCATCCGTTGTTCCAGTACTCACGCTCACTGATTTCATCACCCGTGTACGGATCGTAGTAAGTTTGTTCCTCGTCTTCTGCGAACCAATCGTAAAAATCATCTTCTTCGCGCTTCATTCGGCAACACTCCCGGTCGGTAGTACAGCCATCTCTCGACTGTCTACAAGTAATAACCGTCTCGTTTGCCAAATTTGCAGGTTTTCCGAAAAGTTTATTGTTCATTTCGTCCCACGCTCCCATTTAGTATCAAAGCTTTCATTCTGCTTTGTACTATGTATAGGCGCGCCGATTAGAAATTATCCATTTTTGACGAAAATAAAAAGACGCCCGATTGAGTGTCTTGTCTTGACCTGTAAACTCCGGAGACAAATCACGGATAGCATTCGTGATTGCCGGCGGTAGCCAACCCGAGGATTTACGGGTTTTTCATTTAATCGAGGAACTCGGAACGAGCCTATGTCGAAATGTCGGTTTCGGAGGTTGACGGTTCGTCCGAGTTCTCTACTCTTTCAGCATAATCCACTCCAAAGTGGCTTTAATCTTCAATCTCTCTAGATTTTCTCTAGTGCTCAAAAATTTTTCTGCTTAACGTTTGACCATTATTGACCTTTGTCATACAATTTTCATAACTTAAAAGGAGGTTTTTTCCAATGGAAAAGTTTAAAGCTGAATATGCACCACGTTACTATTTACAAATCAAATCTCAATGTGAATTCGCAATAGAGGCATTGAGACAATTACAGAGTTTATTTAATTCGAAAGAAAAGGATTTTAATTTCGCGAGTCATACTGAAGTATTTATGTTAGCTACAAGCTTTCTCTCGAGTGTCGCGAACGTCGATAAAATATTTACCAATTCCAACCCCCGAAAAAATCATGATTTCGTCCGGGAACGTACTGATTTTTTGAAATCTGCTTTTGAAGGATTATATGACCGTCTCCCTTCGAAAAACATTAGAAATGCAATTGAGCACTTTGACGAAAAAATCGATGACCATGTTGCTACTGCTGATTACTTCATAGATCAAACTTACGCAACCATGCCTGCAGAAGTTAAAGAATCTATGGGCGTATTCAACATTCCTTCTACGGTCCGTCCTAATGTACCAGTGTTTCGTCACTTCATTTACGTTCCTTCTACGAAAGAAATTTATATTCAAATGCTCGGAGAAGAAATGAACTTAACTGAAGTTGAATTAACTATTCGAAGTATAAAAATACGATGTGATCAACTGCTTTTTCCACTATAAAAACACTTGATCAACTTTACAGCTATTGTTTTGGACTTATAATGTATAGTTATTTTTCGATAAAAGTATCCCTCCCCGTTTGATACACTAAGCATAGGAGGGATCACATGTTTACATTAGTCGGCGTTACCAGCGCCGCATTAGAAGACTATATGCAATACCTCATCTGGCGACCTGTCCTGCGTCATGACTTCCTCGCACCTATCCTCATCGTCGAGAGCAAACATCCGGGTCATCTCCTCGCCTTTGTCCCCCGCGAGGCAGGTGGTAATTGGTTGCTCATCTATCGGCTCGATGGATCCGTGTCCGAAACGATGCTCGACAACCTGACTGCCGATGCCAAGCACCGAGAGGACTTGTTGAACCGCTATGATGGAGCGGAATGGTTCGCGCAATGGCGACTGCGATGACGACGAACTTGTACTATATCCGAACATCGTGCGGGATGAGTTCGTAGGTCATTTATCGAACCTCCTGAGTAATTGGTTTATCGAACTTCACGAAGGACCCCTAAGTGCCGACCACTGTAATCAAAACGATTCCTACCTCCAACTTCGGACAAAACGTAGTCTTCTTTCCCATCAATATTTCCGCCAACCCAACCGATTTCAAATTCACCTTCTTCATCAACGCGAACTTTTAGTGGCAAATAGTTAAGGTTGATGATGCCATGTTCTTCGACCTCAACAACGGTCGCCGTGTGTTCGCTCTTTATATAAGGTTTAATCATCCTCATCCACTCTCCTAGTCTCGTAGTCCCCACAGCCCCATCCACCCGATCAGGCAGATGAGCAGCAGGGCCGCGCCCGTCTCCGTCCATTCAATCATCGCCGAGCTCCTTCCGCACCACGCTCAACCAATCGAGCGATGGCGCGAACGTGCGCAGAGGTGATCTGTAGTTGGACTGCAATCTCATCTGAGGTCCTGTTTTGCGCGGACAAGTGGCGAATCATGTCGACGTAGTAATTTCGATTTTCTTGCGACGGCCGCTCCGTCGTTTCTTCTACGGGTTCGATGTCGCGTTTCGGGTGCCAGCCGTTCATCTTTACAATCGAGCGGACTGTCACGAGTGGGATGCCCATTAATCTTGCAATCTCAACAGGCTTCATGCCGCGTTCAATACGTCGTTTGATGAGGTTGAGCTGTGTCGCGAGCGGGATGTCCTTCTCGGCGACGAGGCTAGCGAGATCTTCGGGTTCATTCATCTTTTTCGTCCTCCCAGAGCCCGAACACGTCGGCGATGTAGCCTAAGAGCCGTGCTCGAAGACGATAGTAACGGTTGTGGTCGATGCCGAGTTGAATCATCACTTGGCTGTCGTTGTAGTCGTGTCGCGGGTTGTAACGCCGTTCCCAAATTTCAACGAGGTCCTTATGCAATTTGCCACGTAGTTTATCGAGCAATTCGTATTCTTTTTCTTTCAGTCTTGCTTCATCCCGTTTCAATACTTTCGCTTCAACGGGCGAGGACGGAGCCGCGTGGCTCTGCCCTTCCCGGTGGTCGTAGGACGCGATGGACGGCGCAATTTCCGCCTGCATCTTCAAGTTTTCGATGGTCATCGGTAGCGTGTAGTAGGCGCGGAGCAACTTCTCGCATTGTCGTTGCTTCGGTTTCAGGTTCGTGTCGATCAATGGTGGTCCTCCTTCTTCTCGACGACGGCGACGAACATCTCCCCGTCGCAATAAAAGTCTGTCGAAATGCTCCCGACTTGGACGAAGCCGCACTCGAGGTGTTCAACAATCTGACGCTCGAGCAAGTGGCGATTCCTGTTTCGGAGTAATAAACGTCCGACGGTTGAAAACCCGCAGGAAATGGTGTGCCACTCGCGTTCGTCGGCCGTAAGTTCGCGGCGTACTATTTTAGGACGGTGCTTCTGGCTCTCATGGAGCGGAATGAAACGTTTTGGCATATCGGGTTGGATGTCGGGTTTCTGTGGGATACGGTGTGACGGGTCTTTGATGCCTTGTTGCTTAAGTACGCTCTCGACCTCGAGCAGCGTGACGGCGTATTCCGCGCGGGAATCCAGATTATGTTGCTTTGTGATGTCGTGCGCGTTTAATCCGTTCGAGTACATCGAGAGCAGGCGTTTCTTCGTGCGTTTGTCCATTACCGAATAACCTCCCAGGTAGGTGTAAGGTGCGATTGGAGTAGATGCTGGGGCCGTTGCCCCTCATGATGACTGACTGTCCAATGTGCGGTGACGGTGCGGCAGGGATGATGTTAACGGGCGACCCACTTGAATGAGTTGAGCAATGAAATCATCGCATCCTCACTGATGACGGTGATGTCCTTGAGGTCGCCTTTCGAGAGTGTGTGCAAGGTAAGGAGACACGGGAAGAGCAGAAAGCGTTGTGTGCCGTGTGTGAGTTCGTAGAGCATGTTAGTCTCCCTTCATCAATAACCAATGTCTTTTAAGTAACGCCCATCCGCTGTCGAGATGCAGATTCTCGCGTGTCCATGTCGACGTTCTTCTAAGATGTTTCGTAAAATTCGTTTTAAACTACCTGTGTGCGTTTCGGTGTATGTCGTGGTAACACCAAGAAATGTGCACTGGCTGGTTTGATAACTCCATTCCAAGACAAACGTGTCGTTCCAAATTGATTTTGGCTTCATCTCAGCGTCCTCCTTTGCTGTCTTCAAATTGTCGTTTCATCTTGATCCGTTCGTTCCGGCGCATCCGTTCGATGCCGTGATGGTCGAGCGTCCGCTTGATGTCACGGTGGTTGCACTTGAATCGCTTCTGCAGCTCGTCCGTGTTCAGGCAGTCCTCGAAGTATGCCTTGTAGAATGACGGGAACGGGATAACCCGTGGTTCGATGTGGTTCGTCGACCGCGGCTCCAAGGTGGGACGAACCCACCCGTGCCGCTTCACATAGCGATGGAGACAACGGCGACTGATATAGTGACGGCTGACGATGTCCTCGAGATTGTCCGCCTTCGTCTCGTAGTCGAGTCGTAACTTTTCGGTTTCTTCAATGGTGAGGCTCTGTTTCATGCGCCACCTCGAATCTTGGCGAGCATCTCCTCGAGCTCGTGGTCGTCCGGTACGCTCGCGGCGATTTCCTCTTGGCGACGCTTATCATGCTCACGTTGCTTGGCCCCTTCTTCCTCGAGCCACTCCGGCGCTTCGGTCATCGCCGTCTCTTTCGGTCTATATCCTCGTTTCGGTTGCGTCCGTTTCGCTTCGAATGCTTCAATGGCTTCGCGAGTGAGCAGGTTCTTCTCGCGCTTGTCCTTGATGATTTTCTTCGCATAGTTCCAGTTGCGAACCCCGTTGGTCACACTCTGTTCCAAGGCGTAGCGTACGACATCATAGGAAGCATCCTCGAGTTCATATCGCATCTCGTCGATGATGAAGGTCGTCGCATTGCCGAATCCCTCGGTTTGAAAGAAAGAAACCAAATCAGCCAATTCATTCCGAGGCGACGGTGACGATTCGTCTTTTCTCTCTTCTGTTTCTTCTTCTGTTTTTGTTTCTGTTTCTTCTTTTGTTTCTTCTTTTGTTTGCCCCCGATTCGTACCACGATTCGTCGACGATTCGTACCACGATTCGTAAATCTCCCGAATCGAGTCGACCGGGACGTGTGGAGCGACCAGTTGAATGTACGGTCGATGCTTGACGTTACGCAGTTCTTTCGTCACCAGGTCGATGATGGGCTTGCCTGCTCGTTTGAAATTGTGCTTGCCCCAGTTGAGGATGACGATCTCCCTCGTCTCCGGGTTATAGTCGATGAGTTTGTGGTGACGAACGAAACGGTCCATCAGTGCGTTGATGCTCTCAATGGAATAACCGAGCTCGAAGGCCATCGTCTTCTTCGTGATCTGGTAGATGCCGATTTGTGTCGTGCTCGGGTTGGTGAGGAGGTACAGATAGAACAGTCTGTCTTCCGGTGTGAACTCCTCGACCACTTTTGGGTCAGTCCAAAATTCCGTTTGGACGGGTCGGTATACGCCCATTAGGTTCCACTCCATTCTTCATAGCGTTTGTATTCGACGTTCAGGTCGTGCATGAGTTGCGTGATGTCGACATTGGAGCGGGCGAAGAAGACCATCGTCTCCTCGCGCCCGTTCCGCTCATAGTAGAGTCGCCGCCACATCAGAACGGCAGGTCATCATCTGACAAGTCGATTTTTCCGCCTGCCGAGAACGGGTCGGCTTCAAAGCCTTTATTTGAGTTCGATGGCTGGGATGAGCTCGAAGAAGCGGCTGCGCCCCATCCTGATCCACTTGACTCACCACCAGCAACGTTATCTCCTACCGGTGCGGTATCACGCTGACTTGAGTTACCTCGTGGTTCGAGGAAGCGCACGCTGTCGGCTACAACTTCTGCCCGATAACGACGCTGTCCGTCTTGGCCTTCATAGCTGCTGATTTGTAGCCGACCATCGACGCCGGCCATGCTGCCCTTCTTCAAGTACTGGGCGACGTTCTCGGCCTGTTTGCGCCAGACGACGCAGTCGATAAAGTCAGCCTCTTTCTTGCCGTCCTGCCCGGTGAACGGGCGGTCACAGGCTAAAGTGAAACGAGTGACCGCGATTCCTGACTGGGTGTACTTCATTTCCGGGTCACGTGTGAGGCGACCGACTAATACGATCCGGTTGATCATTTTGCAAATCTCTCCTTCAAATGTTTTGGCCAATAAAAGACGTTCACTTTCTCGATACAGGCCTTAACGTAGGCTTGTTCTTGGTCCCAACTCATGAAATGCTCGTCGGCTTGCGTGGCAAACTCGACTGGTTCTTCGACCTCGATGGGTTCTTGCTCTTCGTATAGGTTCATTGTCCGTTCACCTCGAAAGGCATCTGTTGATTCGCCTCGATGATGGTCGGTTCGACTTCGGCATCTTGTTTCGTGTCGACGTACGAACTGTCGATGATGCCTTCTTGTGTCACCGAAGACTGGCGGATGGTAGAGACACTGTTGTCGGCGGCGATGAGTTCTCCGACCGGCTGCAGGTGCCCGTCCTCTCGTTCGATTGACAATGGTGCGGTCTTCAATAGTTTGAGGATGACGGTCTTGCGAGACATCTCGATGAAGTGATCTTTCCAAGGCCCGAACACGTTGCCCGACTTGTCTTTCGATTTCGTGAAACGGTCCCGGTGTTTCTCGACCTGGTTTCGACTCATGACGACGAAGTCTGAACCGCCATCCTTCAAGTGATATACGGCGTAGAAATGGGTGACCTTGTCCGGGTCATCCTCTCCGTTCGGCACGTGGTGAAGGTCTTTGTTAAGTCCGTATGAGTAATGGAAGTCGTCTCCTTCGTACACCTCATGGGCATAGAGTTGTTTGAGCTCTCCCGAGCGACGGGCGAGATCGATGGCTCCCTTGAATCCGAGTTGGAACTGCGCCTCCATCCGCTTCGTCTTTCCGTTCCAGAATGGGAGGATGTAGGCGTGTCCGATGAGGTTCGGTTCGACGCCGAGCGCCGCACAGTTGACGATGGCTCCTACGAGCGTCATCGGTTCGCATTCGAACAGTTTCGGGTTCCGGCTAGCTGCGTTCAATCCGAGGCGCGTGAGCCGTTCTGGTGTGACATGTTTCGGGACCAGCGACTGGATCGCCTTATAGTTGGCGGCGAGCATCCGCTCAAGTCCTTTCTCCGGTGTCAATGCCGGAGTCTGTCCCTGTTGTTGCGTCCGGTTGGCGAGTGCAGCTTTCGCATCTGTTGTGTTTGCCATGATGATTCCTCCTTATTTGACTTCCTTGATTGAAAAGCGACGTGTCGGGTTGCCGACCTTGCGATACTTCTCGACGATGTCAGGATGGTCGAGCAACAGTTGACGGGCATCGACCGTTTCACGTGCCTTGAAGTTCTTCCATTCGACGATATGGTTGCGCCCGAGCCCGATTTCAGCGTTGCCGATGAGTGCCTTGAGTTTGTTTTCCGCGTCTAGCTTGTCCGTCTTGGCGGCGTCCATTCGTTCACTGGCTTCGCGGTATTGCTCGATGAGTGTCTCTGCCTCGTCCGGCAACTCTGTCTCTGATTCACTCTCGGCCTGCGGGAACATGGCGTTGATCAACGTGACCGATGCGTTTGAGCCATCGAATGGTGGCGGCACTTTTGGGATCACGTGGTTGTTCCAGAAGTTAGTGGCGGCGTCAATCATCAGTTCGATGAGCTCGTCGTCTCGCTCGACCTTCTTGTGGATGAAGCGTTGACCACCGATGAGGACAGCGATGTGGGCCCGCTCATAGCCAGTGACGGCCAGGTAATGCATCACTTGGATGAGGTATTCCATCGGGACATGCTCGCCTTCCCATTCCTTGGCCCGATATGCGGATGAGGTCTTACACTCGATGATCTCGGGTTTCCCGATGACGATACGGTCGAGGTTGGCAATGAGGTAAGGGTGATTTGGGTGACTGAGCATCCGTGTGTCGTTGCCGACCGCTAGACCGGTTCGAGTACCGAATTCTTGTGCCACCACATCTTCGAGCATGTTGCCCCAGTACGCGGCCTCGCTCGTCTCGTCTTCGTGCGGGGACTCGCCTACTTTATCGAGGTACACGCCCATCGGGGATTTGTATTTGTTCAATCCGAGGATGCCCGCGATGTCTGAGCCGCCGATTCCGTTTCGACGAAGCTCTAGCCAGTCTTCTCGGCTCATGTCTTTCGTGTCGGCGATTGGGATGGCGTTCATCTGGACTTGCGTGTTCATACGGCTGCTCCTCCTTGCATTTCTTTAAGCATCGTGTCGTAGCAGACACGTTTGACGCGTGAGATTCCGTATTTTGCAGCCAGTTCCTTAAAGCGAATCTCGATCTCGCTCTTCGGTTCGTCTTGTGCGAGGACTTGCTGCCACTCAACCGCTTGATCGATCTGGTAGATGGCGTCCCCGATTGGACCCGTGATGTTCGCATTGAGATTTCCGAGGTTAGTGATGCGCTCGCGAAGGTCGTCGAGGTCAGCAGCGATATCATTCAATTCGTTAATTTTGTCGTAAGGTGTCATGATGTTTCCTCCTTGCTGAGATATGAGAGTGTGGCAGCAATACCGGAGATGGCGAGCGTGATGCCCGCTCCGATGAGCCAGTACTTCGATTGGTTGAAGATCATCGTCGTGACGAAGGCTACGATGCCGGCGTACAGCAAGCCTTCGAAAAAGGCGTCGAGTTGTTTGTCGGTGAGCATGTCGTTCTCCTATCCCGAGGTGATCCGTGGTATACTCTGAGTGTCTAGTTCAAGAGCGTGCGGGGAATTTACCTCGTGCGTTTTTTTGTTTACTTTTCGTGTTGGTCGAGCCATTTATAGAGCGCCGCCCGCTCGATGAGTACCTTTCCGTCGACCTTGATATGCGGCATCCCGTTCGTCCGGAGATGCTTGTCGACCGACCAACGACTCATATGCAGTTCCTCGCACACTTCGTTGATGGTCATATACTCGCGGTACGGTTTGGCGTACTGTTGCATGACCTTAATAACAATGTCTTCAATGAGCCGAGACATTGCTTGCGTATCAATCATGTCGTTCCTCCTTTCTAAATTTTTGATTGACTTGATTTTCACTAACTCTCCCTTCCAGTTTTTAGTTGATATACTGGGTGTGAAGGAGGTGATACATATGAGCAGTAATGATTTTGGTCAATTTTCGGATGACATTTTTAATGAGTTGAATAACATTCCATCTGGTGAAGAAGAAGTCGATTTAGATGAAGTTATGGACTCGTCGTTCTTCGCGAAATATTCCAAAGGACAGACATTCAAAAACTTTTCTGACTGGATTAAGTTAGGTGGCCTCGAGCCTGAAGGTGCGTCTGGAATCGAAGCGATTCCTGATGAAGCAATGAATGAGTGGATTCGCCGTTCTACAACTTTGAATGATTGGCGTGACATGCTAGATGCGGGATTTAGAAAGCATCATTCTTTGGACTGGTGATTAAATGAAACGTACATTGTTTCGGCTCTCTTGCTTGACCTTGTGTTGAGTAAGTGAGTCCTTTTTCAATTAAAATTTTTCGCTTCCAGGTGTTATAGTTTTTAGCAGTCCAAATTTGGTCTCTTCAGATGACTTCCTGTTGATTTAGGAATTTGTTGATGAAGTATACCTGACCCTTACCTGTGACCTTTGTCGTCCGCGTGATCCTTGCGCTGCCATCCGGGTTGTTGACGGTCCGCTCTTTCACCTCGAACCACCCACGTTCCATGGCGTATTGAGTCGGTTCGTTGTAATGCTGCCATGCTTACGGATGGACGGGAGGACTTCGCTCGTCACCCACTTACGAAAACGTTTTGCCTGAGGTTTACGACTATCGAGAATGACGTCGTATAGTCCGTCTTCATTGATGACGGTGACTTGTTGCAAACCGCCAGTTGTTTGAAGGGTATGAGTTGAACTCACACCCTCAGTGAGCCGTTCTTTAACTCGAGCCGGCGTTGAAAGTTCCAAAACTTTGCAAATATCTGTTAGGACGAACATTGGGCTCTCCTCAGAACCAACGATTCGAACGTTATGCCCTTCGAAGGTTTTGGTAAGTTGATTCATACACTCATCTCCTTGTGTGATTTACTTCTGAAGCGGGTAATTAATAGTAAGTTGTTGCTGTTTTAGCAACCCTAGTTCATAGGAAATCCGTGACCTCGCACTCATAGAGTGCAGCCAGTTTAAATAGCTCGTCTCCCCGGAATTTATGAAGACCATTTTCACGTTTAGACAACGGTGAAGCTGTACGGAAGCCCAAATATCTAGCCGCTACATCCAGCGTGATTCGCTTCTGTCGCCGGATTTGCTTGACCTTGTTCAAGTCTACTGTTGGTTCAGCATATTGAATCATGTGAGTCACCTCCTTGTTGCTGTTTTAGCAACCTTTGTACACTCATGATAATTGCTATTATAGAGAAAGTCAACGATATTTCTCTATTTTAGAGAAAATATTTTTCTAATTCGGAAAAAAGTATATGATAGAAGGGAGAATACTAATATGGAGTTGGTCATAGTTATGAACAAGGGTTTTCGTGGGGATCGCTTAAAAGCGATGCGCGTAAAGAAACATATGAGTTTAGATACTTGCGCTGAAAAATTAGGTACAAACAAAAGCACACTCTCTCGTATAGAAAATAATAAAAAACCTGTAGATTCTGAAATGTTTGCGGCAATTTTGGAATTGCTAGGAGGAACAGCGGACTATTATATGGGAAGGGTCGAAGATCCATTCATTACACACGCTGAATATATTGATCAATTAAAAAAATATAATTTAATAGGTGGAGACATGTTTGCTCCAGATAAATTAGATGAACTATCTCAAGAGAGATTTGAGGCACTACTGAAATTCGCGCGTGACCAATATTTACTCAATCAGCTCGAGAAAGAAGCGGAAAAAGAGAACAAAGAATGAAAGAGCCTCACACCTAAGTGATTTGAACTGAACCAAAAAAGTTAGACACTAAATAGTTTAGTTAGGCGACCTTTAGAACCTGAGTCCGGTATTCCACCGGGCTCAGGTTTTTTAGTCGTTTCTTGATGCGACGATGATTATAGTACTCGATGTAGCGCTCGAGCTCCTGTTTGAAATGGGCCATATCCTCGAACTTCCTGAGATAAAGGAGCTCGGACTTGAGCACAGCGAAGAAACTCTCGATGGCCGCGTTGTCGAGACAGTTGCCCTTTCGGGACATACTTTGGGTGATGTCGTGTTCGCGCAGCTTCGTCGTGAACGCTCGGAACTGGTATTGCCATCCCTGGTCAGAATGGAGAATCGGCCTTCTCTCGCTGTCCAGTCTCGCGATGGCTTGGTCCAACATTTCGCCTACGAACGAATACTTAGGACTATCTGACATCGAATAGGCGATGATCTCCCGGTTTGCCAGGTCCATCATCGGTGAGAGGTAGAGTTTCTCCCCGAAAAGATGGAACTCGGTGACATCGGTCACCCACTTCTGGTTTAGGCCTGTGGCCTGGAAATCTCGTTCGAGGAGGTTCGGTGCGATCGTTCCGACCTCTCCCTTGTAGGACCGATATTTCTTCATGCGGACGAGGCACTTGAGACCGAGCTCGTCCATGAGACGCAATACGGTTTTCGGATCGTGCCTGAAACCTTGGCGCTCTAGGAGGGCGTGGATGCGCCGATAGCCGCAACGTCCTTCGTGCTCGTGGAAGAGGGAACGGATCGCTTCCTTCACGTCCGCGTACTTGTCATCGGCCGTCAGGCGCGTCCGCCAATAGTAGTAGACGCTTCGAGCCATATCGAGCACCTGGAGGAGCCCCGGTACAGGATAGGTGGCCCGTAGTTCGTCGATCACTTGGGCCTTGATCCGGTTCGTCGCGCTTCCTCTTCTTGAACCAAGGCTTTCAATTTTTTTAACGCCGCGTTCTCCATCTCGAGGAATTCGACCCGTTCCTTGAGCTTCTCGACCTCCGTCATCTCTTTGGGCTCCTGCTTCTTCCTTCTCGGCATCGGGGCACGTCCTTTCGGCTTGGCGACCAGACCCTCAGGTCCCTCCCGTTCGTATATCGATCGCCAGGTGGAGATCAGCCCGAGAGAGGAGAGTCGGTACTTCAGGGCGGCGTCCATCAAGGACAGCCCGTTGTCCGCCATATCGTTTAGTACCCTTAGTTTAAACGCCTGCGAGTAGGGCGTATAGGACGGATTGAAGATCGTCTCGCCCCACCGCTCGTAGAGAAGCACCCATTCACGTACTTTATAACGACTCACCCCGAACGTGTTTCCTAACGTTCTGTAGCCATCTTTACCAGTCAAGTAGCGTTCGGCGACCTGTATTTTCAACGCTTTTGTAAATTTGGTCATAAAAACACCCCATAAAAGTTGGATTTTTATGTCCAACTTTTATGGGGCAGTTCAATTGGCTCTTTTTTGGTGACTCTATGGGTGATTTCTTCTTGGGTGTAGATATACATAACTTCTTTTTGATCATCCCAGAACCAACCGATGACGTCCTTGACGGTCTTCCCGGACACGACTGCAATCTTTTCTGGCATCTTGATATCCTGCAAAGAAATCCCTCCAACTACGAACGCACGTTCTGTTTTTTGTATGACTTTAGTATGAGTGATACCTAACAAATTTTCAACTATATTCCCAATTTCAACAAGATTATTGATTCGACACTCCAAATAGTCCATGTCGAACGATTCCTTCGAATCTTCTTTTACCAAAAATGGGTATATATATACAAGATGCTATACTGAATTCGAACTGAAAATAGGAGGCAAGCATCATGAGGATTTTTGAAAAAACTTGGTTTGTTATTCTGACGTTGATTTTCTTCTTCCCTTTGGGTCTTTTCCTAATGTGGAAGTATGAAAAATTCAACAAAGTCGCTCGTATTATTGTCACAGTTATCATTGGATTGGCAGCATTCTCGACATTCACTGGAGAGTCGGACGACACAGCTACACAACCTTTGGTAGAAAAACCGACGACCGCATCAGCGGACGCGAGCGAAGAAGACAAAGCAGCGGCCGAAGAAGCAGCTAAGAAAGAAGCTGAAGAAGCCAAGAAAAAAGAAGAACAAGAGAAAGCTTTGGCTGAGGCACAGGCTGCTGAGGAAGCAAAAGGGAAACAACCTGCAGGTAACTATAAAGTTGGAACTGATATCGACGCTGGCACTTATTTGATTGTAGCCGACGGCGGAATGACCTACTATCAACTCGCAAAAGATTCAACTGGCGAGCTTACGTCGATCATCGTGAACGATAACATCATTGGCCACGCGATATTGACAATGAATGACGGCGAATACCTAACTGTATCGAGCGGTTGGTTCATGCCACTTGATAATGTCACCGATGAACTAAAACCGAAAAGTGGGTACTATGTTGAAGGCATGTATCGAGTTGGAACAGATATTCCGGCAGGCGAGTACCAAGTCGAACCTACTTCGGGAATGGGCTACTACGAAGTAACGAACGGAACCCGCGGCGATCTCATGGACATCGTTACGAATAACAATATTGAGTCCCCAACATATGTCACTATTTCAGATGGTCAGATTTTGAAAATGACCGGAACACAAATTAAAGTTAAGTAA